ATAGGTTTTTAAATTGCACAAGGTTTGGCGGTCGTTCCGGCAAATGATTCAGCGCCCAAGAAATAGCCATCATGGATTCCTTGCTTTGCAAAAAGCCCGACAAGCCATTTAACCAAAACGATTTAATCTCGTTTAGCGGGGCAGAGCCTAGCGAGTTGTCCCAAGAAATGCCGTAGGTCATTGATAAGCGTTCAAACAAACGGTCAATTGGTTGTGTCATCTTCTAACTCCAAAAATGGTTTCATTTCTTGGCCTGGCGTTCTTCCGGTCATCGCTTCCCATCTTGCACGTTTGAAATCGTAGTCCTTTTCAGCAAAGGATTTTTGTTCGCCTTTGTCTTTTAGCCAATTGGCCTTAAACCCTGTCCAGCCCCTTGCACAACAGGTTTCCAAGGCGGTTTGTAGGCTTACACCCGCTTTGCTTGCTTCCCGTTCTATGCCATCAATGGCGGTCTGGGTGACTGCTGCGCGTTTTGCTTTACGCAAACTTAACCAATCCTGCCAAACAGAATCCGTCACGCCGCTAGGCGGGGCGACTGTATTCTTTATTGGTTTATGGTTTATCGTTTCTAGTTTATGGTTTATAGTTGCCTTAACGATGGGTTGCGTGTCGGATGCCAGTGGGCTACCCATTGGGTTCTTTTTCCTACCACCAAGGCGACCATTAGCCCTGTTTTTTTCTGCCATCGCGTGATAGGCAGCAATGACATCTTCGCAACGGGAATGGAAATATCCATCTTCATGCTTTACAAACATATCGTTTAAAACATCCCTAATGATGGATGCTTCCATCCGGATGCGTCTGGCAACCCATTGGGTATCCAAAGGGATTTTTTGCTCTGAATCGTAATACATATCCAACAGACGGCGGTAAGCCAAATCTTCATCGTTGGAAAGATGGCCTGTAGCGGCCTTGTAGTCACCAATGTTAAATTGGTAGTAATGCATTTTTCAACCTTACGTTATCGGTTAGCCGTTACATAAAAGGAACATTGGCAGGGTGGTAACGAATCACCTTTTCAGCCGCTAAGCCTAGCCATTGCCCCAACTTTATACCACTTTCCCAGCTTCAGCAATCTGTTTCTTAAACTTGTACTTCAGCACTTGCTGCCAGCCCTTTGGCACACCACGCTGCCGCCAATTGCTAACCACATTTTGCCTTACGTCCAGGATGTAGGCCAGGCGACCCGTGCCGCCTGATGCCTTGATTGCTATTTCTAAGATGTCCATCTCTGCATCTTATCACAATTGTGAGGGTATGGGCTATAAGAAAAAACTATAGCAAATGCAAAACCGATAAATTTATTTATTAAAAAAATGTTGCACAGCTTCACAAACGTGATATAGTTCACCCATGCCCTGAATTTCTCGGGGTCTTTTTAGGAGTAAGTAATGCGCGACATACACGTTCTATTAGCCGAATTTCGGGAAGCACTATTGCGCGGATTTATCCCCCCCTTGGAAATGGCAAAGTTGTTAAACGACATGAATTGGTCGCTTACCAAGAACTTCCCCGACATCCACACCGGCCTGTCCGACAACCTGGACGATGTGTCCGACAACCTTTGGACGGCAATTCAAAACTTTGGATCACATGATGAATAAATTAGCAGACATCACGCTTGCCGTGGCTATCGGCGTTTCATTGGCTTGGGTGCTTGTGTACGGGTGGGCACTTTAATGGTCACTAGCAACAACCCGCAAGAAATTATCGCGGAATGTAAAGCCAAAGCAGACCCCGCCGGTTTTCTTGAACTATACGTTTGGTTTTTATGTCAACAACTGGAGTTAAAAGATGAACGAATCAACTGGCTTAAAGAACAGCTTAAAAGAGCGTGAAGATTACGAATGCCCCGAATGTGGGGAAGATTGTGGCGACCTTACGCGCCACACTTATGACGACATAGCGGTGATTTGGTACTTTACTTGTGAAAAATGTGGAATAGATTTTGGAGGTGATTTATGAAAAACATTGCATCAGCATTAGTCAAGGCCCAGCGCGGCTTTGCACCAGCGTTAAAAACGTCTACAAACCCTCATTTCCGCAGCAAGTACGTTGACCTTGCCGGATGCGTGGAGGCCGTTGTAGATGCCTTAAATGCCGCAGGAATAGCCCTTATACAACGCACATCGGAAGACAGCACCGGCGTAACCGTGGAAACTGTGTTTGTCCACGAATCAGGCGAAATGCTTGAGTGCGGCAAGTTGCACGTTCCAGCCGCCAAGCAAGACCCGCAAGGGTACGGCTCGGCGTTAACGTATGCCAGGCGCTATTCCTTGATGGCGGCTTGCGGCATAGCGCCCGAAGATGATGATGGCAATGCGGCAAGCAAAGTCAAAGTATCGGCAACTAAAACCGACCTTGTACCAACAAACCGATTGTCTATTCTTGCCGATGTTGCGGCGGCTATTGGTGAACGTATGGGCGTAAATGACCTAATTGGTGCATTTGAAGAATACCAAGGCATCACCGATATTGAAGAAAAAACCGCTTTGTGGGCAATGCTTGATAGCAAAACTCGAAGCAGCATTAAAAAACACGCAGAAACTTTGAAAGGTTAATCATGTCCAAAATTCTTAAAGAAATCACCGTAATTAACGGCACTTACAAAAATGCCAAAGGCGAACAAAAAAACCGCTACACCAAAATTGGTAGCATCATTGACACTAAAAATGGGGATATGCTAAAACTAGACGTAACCCCGCTAATAGAAGGCGGCTGGAACGGCTGGGCTTACATCAATGAACCAAGGTTTAAAGATGATGTTTCAGCAAAAAATGACGGCTTTGCTAAAGATGATGACGTGCCATTTTAAGGAGGCAACATGGAACACTATCGCGCCCGTAACACCGACCCTATAACAAGTTGGCAAGCGGCTGGGTCTGCAAAAGACCTTGCCAAACGTCATGCCGCAATAATTCTTAAAACTTTGATGGAGCAAGGCCCATTAGGTAAAGATGGGATTGCTTTCTTTGCCGTGATGGATGGCAACCAAGTAGCTAGGCGGTTGCCCGAAATGGAACGCGACGGTTTGATAGGGTTAACCGGAAAAACCGTTAAATCTATGGCTAAACGTGCGGAAAGGGAGTGGTATGCAATTTTTTAAATTTTTTAAAAACTATTACAAAGAATTAACGCCAATTGAAGTAATTCAGCGTGAGTTGGCACAAGCCCATCTAGACCGGTTGGAGGCTGAATCGGCGTGTGAATACGCAAAGGCGTGCCACGATCTAAGCTTGGCTCGTATAGAGCGTTTGAACACTCGGATGGAGGAATACAAATGAAAGAACAAGACAAAGCCTACATAAATAAAGAAATGCCAGAATTGCATGACCCAAACCCAGCAGACGAAGTATTTGCCAGCGTTAAAGAATTGATTGTTGCATTGGTGTTGGTGGTGTTAGCTACGTTGCTTGTTTTTTGGGGATTGGGGAAGCTATGACAGGCTACGAAAGCAAACGCGCTGCGGCGCGGGACAAGCTGAATGATGAAAACGACACACAGGTGTACAAAGACCACGGAGATGCACTAACAATTGCGTATCAATCGGGGTACTACGATGGCAAGAAGGCAGCGCAGCGCCCGTTGGTAGGGCTGACTGATGCTGATTGGAAAGAAATTGAAGATATGCCTGACACCTTTGACCAAGGTGTTGCATGGTGCTTGGCTAGACTGAAAAGGAAAAACACATGAAAGTTGAAGAAATCATAGATTACGCTTGGCCTTGTATGTGCGCTGAAAAAGCTTTAAAACAAGCCCATCAAGCAATGCTTGAACGCGATTACGTTAAAGCAATAGAGAACACCAACGCAGCTATAGACGATTGCAAAGCAATGCTAGAGTCAATACGCACAATAGCTAGTAAGGCCGAGTCCCTTGTGCGTCAATAATTAGTATTTGGCCCCGAGGTTTGCCCTTGGGGTCATTGGATATGCTGATATGCGTCCAACCACCACCATTCGGTGTTGCAAACTCGCGGATTAGTTGATCATAGGGTAGTTTTGCAGCAATGATTGCTTTGACTACAGCATCGGGGGCCATGCCAGGTACACGAATATCAGCAGCGCAGCCGAGCCGATGCTGGCTAGTGTCCTTGCTGCCTACGGCATCATTTACTTGTTTGCTCCGAAACGCGCTGTTAACCATGATTGGCTTGTTGCCGATAGCGACTTTAACTTGTTCCAAAAGGTTAGC